TCAAAAGCCGACGCGATCCACACCCACACGGCTGCCGACATCTCAGACTTTGCCAGCGCCGTCGAGACTTTCACTCCGGCCCTCCCGCCGATCAGTTTTCAGACGACCCGCTACGACGGCGACGGCACTACGGCAGCGTTCGCTCCACCCGGCACGCTCACGGAATCCGACTCTCCCAGCGCGGTTTTCGTCACGATCAACGGCGTCACCCAGGAACCCGGCAGCGATTACATTTTGAATATCTCGACGAACCGCGTCGTTCTCTCCGACGCGCTTTCCAGCGGCGACAAGATCGTCATCACCCGCCCGATCCTTCTGCCTAGCAACACCACTCTCAGCGCCGAGCAGATCGGAGCACTCACCAACACCTCAGTTATCGATGGAGGGAGCTTCTAGCCATGACGACGCTCACAGCCAACCAACTCTCCAGCACGCTCGACCTCACGGAAAAAACCCTCCTCCTGCCGGTCGAGACAGACGCCGTCGTCGTATATAGCAGCCGCGAAGATTTCCCAACCACCGGCCGCCTCAAGCGCCTCTATCTCGCCGACGACCTCGGAACACTCTGGCGCTGGACCGGCACCATCTACCAGCAAGCCCCCGGCACCATCGATGCAGGCGAATACTAGCCACCCTTTGACACTCACCCACCCAGAGAACCAACCAAACCAACCGCAGCAACCCAAATAAAAAACCATGTCCGCACCTATACTCAAAATCAAAAGAGGCACAACGACCCCCGGCTCCTTGCTGGCCGGCGAGTTGGCCGTAAACACAGCCGCGAAGATCCTCTATGTCGGAGACGGCACAAATGTCGTCACAGTCGGCGGCGAAGGAGCCTTCGTTGACAAATCCAGCGCGCAAACCGTTGGCGGCGTCAAGACCTTCTCCGAGACCATCGTCGGCAGCGTCAATGGCAACGCAGCAACAGCCACCGCCCTCGCCACAGGCCGCGACATCTCGCTCACTGGCGATGTCACAGGCACCGCGTCAGCCTTCAACGGCACCGCGAACGCCTCCATCAGCGCCACCCTCGCCAACAGCGGCGTCAGCGCAGGCACCCACACCAAAGTCACTGTTGACGCCAAGGGCCGCGTGACCGTCGGCGCGAACCTCGAAGCCTCGGACATCCCGACTTTGACCGCATCGAAAGTCTCCGACTTCGACAGCCAAGTCCGCACCAGCCGCCTCGACCAAATGGCCGCGCCCACCGCGTCCGTTTCGCTCAACAGCCAGAAGATCACCGGCCTCGCCGATCCTTCCGCCAGCACCGACGCAGCCAATAAAGGCTATGTTGACAGCGCCGTTTCCGGCCTCGTGGACGGAGCGCCTGATCTCCTCAACACGCTGAACGAAATCGCCGCCGCCATCGCTGACGATGCGAACTACGCGACGACGATGACCACCGCGCTGGGAACCAAGCTCGCGAAATCCAGCAACCTCAGCGACCTCACCGACGCCAGCGCCGCCCGCACGAACCTCGGCCTCGCCATCGGCACCAATGTCCAGGCTTACGACGCCGAACTCGCCGCCTTGGCTGGTCTGACCAGCGCCGCAGATGCCCTGCCTTATTTCACAGGCTCCGGCACCGCAGCCGTCACCACGCTCTCCAGCTTCGGTCGCTCCCTCGTGGACGATGCCGACGCCTCGGCAGCGCGCACCACGCTCGGCCTCGGCACCATCGCCACTCAAGCCAGCAGCAATGTGAGCATCAGCGGCGGCGCCATCTCCGGCGTCAGCTTGAGCGATGTGACCATCGACTGCGGCACCTACTAACCCACATCAACCCCACAGCGGCGGCGCGGTCTATTCCGCCCGCCGCTCTTGGGAACATTCTAAAACCATGGCCAATGTCCTAATCCCCAAAAAATCGACCGTCGCCGGGAAAGTCCCGACGACCTCCGACCTCGCTCACGGAGAGATCGCCGTCAATTTCGCCGACCAAAAAATCTTCGGCCGCGACCCTTCAAGCGGAACCGTAAAAACCCTCGGCGGCTCCGACCTGACCGTCTCCTCCACCGCCGCCGATGTCCTCTCCATAGCCTCCGGCGAGATCACCGCAGACGACCCCGGAGCCGACCGCCTTCTCTTCTGGGACGAAAGCGAAAGCAAACTCACCCACCTCACCCTCGGCACCGCCCTCTCGATCTCCGGCACCACAATTAATGCGGACTCTGGAACCCAGAACTACTACACCTTCGCCAGCAAAACGCTCGCCCGATTCACCCCCCGCGAGAACCAGCCCCCCGCCACCGCATTCGCCACTCTCGACACGCGAAACTCCATCGCCGTCCTCGATTTCGACGCCGCCGTGGACGAATCCGCCATTTTCTCCGGCGTCATCCCCGAAAATGCCAACCTCGCCTCCGGCCTGCAAATCCGCCTCGCCTGGATGGCTACCTCCGCCACCTCTGGGAATTGCCGCTGGGGCGTGCAAATCGAGCGCTGCACTACCGACCTCGATGCCGATTCATTCGACACCGCCACCGAGGCCACCGGAGCCGCCAACGGCACAAGCGGCATTGCCACCCTCACATCGATCACCGTCACCGCCATCGACGGCCTCACCGCAGGCGACACATTCCGCATCAAAGTCTTCCGCAACGCGGACGATGCCACGAACGACACCATGACAGGCGATGCCGAGTTGATCGCTGTCGAAATCAGGAGCGCGGCGTAATATGGCTTACACCGCGAACGGAACCACACAATATTTAACTGCTTCGGCTCCTGTGACAGCGGTTCCTGTAACTATTGCGGCGTTTTTTTACCCGACGGCAAGCGTCACTGGCGCAATAGGGTATTTAGGAGTCGCAACTTCACAGGACCGTCTTCAACTTTCATACAGGAACTCAGGAACTATTCAAGCCTATGCCCAAGGAGGCGGGGGCTTTCCTTCAATCGAAACAAATACAACGACTCCATTAAACACATGGGCGCACGCCTGTGCTGTCTTCTCGTCAAATTCATCGAGGTCAATTTTTTTAAACGGCGGCAATTCGCAAACAAGCACCGCCGCTACTGGTTCGCAGGGGGCATTCACTTCAGCAAACATATTTGCCAGAACAGCGGCGAGTAGTGTGGGGAGTTTTTTTAAAGGTTCAATTGCAGAATTTGGCATCTGGTCCGCTGCTCTCACTGCCGACGAAATCGCCTCCCTCGCTAAAGGCATGACCTGCGACAAAATCCGCCCGCAGTCGCTCGTTTTTTACGCGCCCCTCGTCCGCGACCTCATCGACCAAAAAGGCGGTCTCACCATCACCAACAACAACGGCGCAACCGTCGCCAACCATCCAAGAGTCTATGCCTAATCTGTATTACAACATCAACGACCCCGCTGACCTCCGCGACCTCCCGCAAAGCCTCCTCGCCGAGTGGGCCGCGAACAACAACCCCAAGCGCACCGAGTGGCTACCCGCCCCAGCCAAGCCAGCCGAGAATGCCGTGTGGAATGCAGGCGAATGGATGATCCCCACGCCCCCCTCCATCACCGCCGAAGACCACCTCGCCGCCTCCGGCTACAGCCCCCTCCGCCTCCTCACCTGCCTCGACCTCGAAGGCAAACTTTGGAAGGCGAACGCCACCAGCCCAAAACTCGCCGCCGTCCGCCAGTGGCTCGACAACCTCACCCTCGCCGCCGCCGCCAACCCCGACGACGCCCGCCCCGACTGGCCCGCCGCCCCCTTCGCGTTCGAAGCCGTCCTCGCCGAAGCCCTCACCGCACTCACCGCACCCTAATGTCCACCGAAACCGTCCGCAACCGCCCCGGCGTGCGCCTCTCCTTCGGGGAGGCCATCGCCGCGCTGGCGCTCGTCGCCACGATATTTTCGATCAGCCAGGCTTGGTGGATTCTCCCCGAAAAAGTCACCCGCGTGGAGATCGAAAACGAAAAGCAGGAAGCCCGCTTGCAAAAAATCGAAGCCGTCGCCGCCGACCGAGCCGAGACATTGGCCCGCATTGACGAGAGAACCAAACGCATCGAGCAAATCCTCGCCAACCGCCCGTGAGCGGCCTTTGACACCCCGCCGCGAAGCATGAAAGCAATCCTCTTTGTCCTCGATCGTCTCAGCGAAAACAGCACATGGCGCGGCCTGATCCTCGTCGCCGTCGCCCTCGGCGTGAAGATCGAGCCCGAACTTCAGAACCAGATCATCGCCGCCGGCCTCGGCCTAGTCGGCACGATCAACATTTTCCGCAAAGGAAAATGAACCCCAAACAGGTCGCCGCCTTGTTGCTGATCCTCGGCTGGCTCTTCCTCGCAATGGCATTCCTCACCTCCTGCGTGGCCGTCCCAATGCCTCCATTCGGCGACCGCATCGGCGAAGCAGGCACGCTCCACATCCGCACCAGCGTCCGCTTCGAGCCGCGCCTGAGCGAAAGCGAAGCCGCGAACCGCGACCTCTGGCACGCCCTCGGCGAGTTCCAAAAAACCCTTCCGGCTCTCAAAGACAAATGATCAGCCTCCTCGCCCGCTTTTTCATGCTGCCCAAGCCGGCACAATCCCCCGCGCCCGCGCCTGAGCCCGCGCCGAAGCCCGCGAAGCCAACATCAAAGCCCGCCAAAACCTCCGGCACCCTCAAGCCCGAGCCAAAGTTTTACCAACAGACAAACAAGAAGACGCCCAACATCTCAGCGGGCCGCGTCATCAAGCCCACCCATGTGATCTTGCATCACACGAGCGGAGCCTATGCCGGATCCGTCTCCTGGTGCAGCGACCCCGTCAGCAAAGTTTCGTATCACTGCATCGTGGCCAGAAACGGCAAACGAACCGCCTTGGCCTTGCCCACCCAGCGCACTTGGCACGCCGGGGTCAGCTCGTGGCAAGGCCGCAAAGACTGCAACTCTTTCTCCATCGGCCTAGCATGGGAAGGGGACACCTACACGACCACCCTCAGCGAAGACGCCCTCCTCAGCGCCGTGGAATACTTGTTGCCCATCCTGCGCGAAAACAACATCCCCCTCGCAAACATCCTCCGCCACGCAGACATCGCCCCTGGCCGCAAAGACGACTGCTCCCCAGCCGCCCACGCCGCCCTCCTCGCGGCACTCAATAAAGTCCTTTAGGGCAACAACGGGCAACACTCCCGTAAGTCATTGAAAAACAAACCCAAGAAAGCGACTTAAAATCCGTTGATCCGAAAGGGTCGTGCGGGTTCGAGTCCCGCCGCCGGCAGAGCGACTTGTGACGATTTGAGCTAGGTTTTATGCGGGTTGGCGGGTATTTGGCTTTCAGAAACAACGGGCGGGAAGTGGCGGCTTGTGGAAGAAAATAGTTGAGATTTCGGGCAACACGGGCAACAAGTGGGCAACAGACCATGAGTGCCTTTCTTGTCAGTCCATACCCGCAGCGGCCCAGCACGCCTTGGAAGCTGACGATTCCGCAGAAAATTTTTGGCCGTCGCATTCGCCGGTTTTACCGCACCGAGGCGGAGGCTTGGGCGGCTGGTCCGGGGTTGATGGAGAAACTTCAGAAAGGTGGGACGGATTCGCTCGCGGAGGATCAGGCGAGGGGCATGTCGATGAAGTCGGCGGTGCGGGATTACATCGCCTCCAAGGCGGGCAGCTCGGAGCGGCATCGTGAGAAACTGGAAAAGATTTGCGGGGAGCTTTTGGATGCGTTCCCTGGCGCGGTGGCGGCGGTCACTCCGATGCAGGCGGCTCGGGTCTTTGGAAAGATTAAGGGCGCGCCGACGACGCGGGCGGGGTGGCATCGTTACGCTTCGGGATTTTTTCGGTGGTGCGTCGATATGGAACTCCTCGACCGGAATCCATTTCGGCGCGTCGTGGCGCCCGAGGCGGAGTCGAAGCGGTCACTGATCTCGGCGAAGGAACTCCGGGCGATTCTGGATGCGGAGATGTCGGATGCTTTGCGCGCTTGGTTTTTGCTGGGTGCGTTTGCGGGTCTGCGGTCGATCGAAGTCCATCGGATGCGGTGGGAGGATGTCGATCCAAAGTCCAGCCAGATCGAGGTGCGGCGGGAGGTTTCGAAACAATCAAGCGGCCTGCCGGAGCGCATTGTGGATTTCACGGAGCCGCTGGCGAGGCGGAAGGATTTTTTCAAAGGAAAATCGGGGCTGATCGTGGTTGCGAAATCGCTCCGCCTTTATCGGGAGCGGGAGGCGCTGATCGAGCGGCTGAATGAGGCGGGCTTGGTGCCGTGGGCCATGCTTCCCGAGAACGCCCTTCGGCACTCTTTCGCTACCTACCACCTCGGCCGCTGCCAGGATGCAGGCAAGACCGCGCACCAGCTCGGGCATTCTTCAACGGCGCTCGTGCTCAAGACCTATGCCGTTCCTTCGCGCAAGGCGGACTGGCGGGCGTGGTGGAGGATTTAGGCCAGCGGCTCATGGCCGTAGGCTCGGAGGAGCTGGCGCATCAACTCTGATTTGGCATCGGCGCCGACGAAGCGGAAAATGAGGATATGAACTTCACGGCTGAATAGCAGGAAGACCCGCTTCCGCTCGGCAATAGTGCGCTCAAGCATCCAGCCTTCTTCGCCGAGACGATTTAATGTTTTCTTGAGCCGGTCAGCGTCAATCGTTCCGCTGAATAGGCGCGTTTTAAAAAACTCGACATGATAGGTGTGTGGCATATTCATTCCCTCCTAGTTTTTTTTGTATTGGTGATATGAGAGGAGTGTCGGGCAGTTTCCGCAATCTCTTCTTTTGCTTTGGCGCTTAATATACTGCTTCCGAGATCTTGCTCGATCAGGTTGTTCAAATACCCGCTCAAACTGCGGTGTTGTTCTTTGGCGCGTTTTCTCGCGGCGGCAGACAATTCCTCAGTGGCTCGAAAGGCAACGAATTTGGTTTCTTTTGTGCTCATACGTTAAAAATAATTTAACGAGCGTGCACATTTCGCAAACGAATTTTAAAAAATTGCGAAAATATTTTTTCGCCCGCAGCGCTTGTGTTTATGCGGGTGTCAAGAGAAATCTTTATTAGATGAACACCCCCCTTGATAAGATTTGATTGCTAAATGTGCACAAATTGAAAAGAAGTGTGCACATGGAAAACGACGACAAAAACGAAGGCACGACCTTCATCGGGTTCCGGGTGCCGATTGAGCTGCACGCTCTGGCGCTCGAAAAAACAGAAGGAAAATACAGCACCCTTTCTGAATACCTGCGCGACCTAGTTCGCCGGGATTTGGAAAAAGGACAACGCGAGGAGGCAGCATGAACCTCTCCGATGTTTACATAGACATGGACGAGGCGAAACGCCTCTCGGGTTTTTCTTCCCGATCCATTCGTGAATATATCCGGCGCGGCGAATTTGCGGCGACGATGCCACGCGGCCGCTGCGGCGGTTGGCACATCGTCCGCCAATCGTTTCTCGACTGGTGGGGCTATAGGAACGCCTCCACCGCAAACCGCACGACGATTCCAGCACGCAAAAGGAGGGCGGCCTGATGAACCTCTACTATTGCACGGCAAACGGGGTCTTTGGCCGGTTCGGCGATTATGTTTGGGCGAAGTCCCGCGTGGATGCCGAGCTGGATTTTCAGAACAAGCACCACACCTGGCCGACATCGACTCGGCTGGAACGGAGGGCGGCGTAATGGACTTCGAAACCACACTCCGCTGTATCGGCTACGCGATTGACTTCCTCCAAATCCTCGCACTGCCAGTCATTTTGGCGGCGATCACCTGGAGGCTCGCACGATGAGCCGGTGGATCCCCGCAGCGGTGGAGATGCCAGACGAGGACATCGAGGTCATCATCCACACGGCAGACGACGATGTCGCAACTGGCTTTTTGGATGGCGGCGTTTGGCGGTTCACGAATGCGGCCCGCGTTTTGGTGCCGGTCCTTCACTGGCAAAACCTCCCCGAACCTCCCGAGGAGGGCGCGAAATGAGCGCGTGGGAAGCCGTTCTTCTCTCCTCGATCGCCTTCGGGTCCATGTGGGCCTGCTACCGACTCGGCTTTCGTGATGGGCGCATGAATGAGCGCCGTCGCCAAGAGCGCTACTACCGCCGCGAGGAGTTCGGGCGCGACTGGGACAACATGGAGGATTTCGACTGATTTTGCCTCGCTAGTCCCCAAGGGGGACGCAGGGGCCAAGGGGGGCAGCGCATCCCAAAAAACGCTGACCAAACAACAAACAACCAGAGTGATATGAAAATTGTAAAAGGAAAACAACAACGGCCACAGCGGGTGGTCATTTACGGGGTGGAAAGCGTCGGCAAGACGACTTTCGCCAGCAAGTTCCCAAATCCTCTCTTTCTCGACATCGAGGGCGGCAGCAACCACCTCGCCGTTGACCGTGTGGCGGTCTCGACTTGGAAAGAACTCGGCGAGTGCATTCAAGAAGCCAGCCGGACGGATTACGAGACGGTGGTCATCGACTCGGCAGACTGGGCGGAGCGGTTGGCGGTTGAAGACCTGCTCGCTACGAACAAGAAGCAGAGCGTCGAGGATTTCGGGTTTGGCAAGGGCTGGGTGATGGCGGCGGAAAAGGTCAGCCGGTTTTTGACCGCCTTGGATGCGCTCATCGACAATGGCAAGCATGTGGTGGTCCTGGCGCACTCCAAGGTGCAGCGCACCGAGCCGCCGGACATCCTCGCCGCTTACGACCGCTACGAGTTGAAGCTCTCCAAACAGTCCTCGCCGCTGGTTAAAGAGTGGGCGGATGAGTTGTGGTTCTTCCGCTTTAAGACCAAGGCCGTTTCGCAAGAGAACGGCAAGGCCAAGGGCATCGGGGGCAAGGAGCGCATCATCCTGACAACCCACTCGGCGGCCTATGACGCCAAGACCCGCTCGGGCCTCGCCGAGGAGTTGCCAATGGAATGGGAATCCGTGGCGCATCTCTTTGGCAAGCCTGCGCCCAAAACCTCAGAGCCTGCCGTCGAAATCCTCGGTGCCGAGACGATGGCGGCGATCGAGTTGCTGGAAGCCAACGAGGACGCGGTGAATGCCTTCCTGACCGGCAACGGCTCCATCCAAGAGGGCGAGACCTGGCGCAATGCCTCGCCGAAGTTGCTGGCGCAAATCAAAACCCGCCCGCAGGCGCTCATCGCTAAGGCAACCGCACAAATGGAGGTGGCGGCGTGAGCGGATTGACCACAGAGGACACAGAGGTCACAGAGTTGGTGGTAAAGGAGATCAGTCCGAGTTCCCTGCCAAAGCTGGCCGAGTGCGCCCTGTTTACGAGCGCACCCGGCACCAGCCCGGCAGCAGAGCGTGGGACGCTTCTAGACAAGGCGATCCGCGAGCTTTTGGTTGATGATCCCACGACCTTCGACGCGCTGACCGCCGAGGATCAAGCGGTGGCGCGGTGGGGCGCGGACGAACTCCGTTCGCTCTCGGGTGGCTACCATGTCGAGACGCGCGAGGAGCATCTCGGCATGGAGGTGCCGGGCCTTTCGAAGCCCGGCACGGCCGACGCGGTTTGCGTTCGCGCTCAATGGGTGGCAGATATAAAAACGGGCCAAGTCCGCAACTACCGCCAGCAACTCGCGGCCTACGCGCTGGCCTGCATGGTCGAGCATTTCGCCAACTCGTGGACGGCGCATGTGATCTATGTCGATCAGCGACTCCGCCGCACCTACGATTTCACCCGCGACCAGGCGGAAGCCACGGTTTCAAACCTCATCGCCGAGGCGTCGAGCCGATTAGCGGAGCCGACGCCTAATGAATACTGCGGGTGGTGCGCTCATTCCAACTCGTGCCGCGCGCTGGTGCGCCAATCGAGCGCCGCGCTGGCGCTGGTCAAGTCCGACCTCGCGCTCTCCGACATCCGCGACCAAATCCTCGCTAATCCGGTCGAGTTGAGCGCCTTCGCGGCGAACTGGAAACTCGCCGAGAAGGAAATCGCCAAGCCGGTTCTGGAGGCTCTCAAAGAACGCCTCGCCGCTGGTGAGGACATTCCAGGCTGGAAGGTCACGACCGGCGCGGGCCGTCAATTCGTGGAGGCCGATGCCATCGCACGAGCATCCGCCAATGTTTCCAAGGAGACGCTCATCCTCGCCCTCGGCGGGACGATGAGCGCCGACAAATTTCGCCAGTTCTGCCTCGAAGCCGGGGTGGAAGTGGATGAATCCGCGGTGAAGGCAGGGTCACCGATAAACACCCTGCGCCAAATCAAATCCAAAAAATAATATGCCAACATACAAACAGAGTGAACCTAAGCCGGTCTATTTCGTCGAGCCGGGAACCTACAAAGTCGAAATCGTCAACGCCATGGAGAAGCTATCCAAGGCCGGAAACCCGATGATCAAACTCATCTGCCGAGTCGAGATCGGCGAGGGCGCCAAGGGGCCAGAAGTCCATGAGCACTTGACCTTCACCGAAAAAGCGGGGTGGAAGATTGACCAAGTGCGGGAAGCCTGCGGGTTCGCCGTAGTGCCAGGGGAGGACATCGATGTGCAGCCCGAGGATTTCATCGGCAAGACGGCCACGGTCGTTCTTGGCGAGGAAGAGGGTGCCGATCCCGGCCATCGCTTCAACACCCTTGAGCGCTGGGTTTCCCCCAAATCCTCGGCCCCCGCGCCGAAGGCCAAGCCTGCCAAGGAGACGGACGACATCCCGTTTTAAACTGAAACATTAAAATACAATATTATGAATAGTCCAAATAATAGAAACACACTCAACCAAAAAGAAAAATTTATTTTATGGCAATGGGTGAACGAAAATAAAAATGAGATTTCAATGCTTACCGACATTGAATCAAGCAAGAAAGCAACTGAAATACTTGGTTTTAATATTTCAGGTGCAAATATTTCTGCTGCAAGAGGAGTTGTTGGATTAAAAAGAAAAAGAGGCTCTGGGTTAAGTAGATCCCCAAAGTCAGGTTCAGCTACGCTTGCTAGGATAATGATTGACTTCATTAATCATATTAACGCTCAAAGCGTTTTTAAGTATGATATTCCTGTTGTTTTAACTCAAATAATGAAAAAAGAAAAAATAAGTAATAACTGATTGAAACACCGGGGCGCGGCGTGGATACGCGCATTTTTAACCCAATGGGAGCAACTAAACAACACCAGCTTGAGGAGATAAATAAAGAATCTGAGCGAATGGATGCCGAAGCAAAAGCCGAAGGGTTTGATGATTACGCCGAATACGAAGCGTATTTGGCCGCAATGGAGAAGCAAGATTAAAATGCTCCCTGAAATCACCCTCCGCCTAGCCATTTGCGCAAACGCCTGCCCTATCGGTCCACGGCTCGAGCGCGGCACGCCGTTGCCGCCTTATCAGCACACCTATGCACTTAAAGAGGCACGGCAAGCCAAGGCGGACATGCAGCGGGTGCGGGAATACATCGAACGGAACCACAACACGAAGAAGGGGAGGAAATAATGACATCCGACCAAGCATATCAATTTGCTGATTCCGATTTAGATAACGCGTTGGAGATTTGGGAGTCACGAGACAAATCAAGATATGATTTGGCAGAAGAGGCTTACAAGCGAGCGGTGGCAATTAGGGATAAGTTTTTCCCTGATGAAATTTTGAAAGATTTAATAAATGACTGAAAGATTAGCATATCCAGAAAAGGAAAGTGCGGTAATCGGGTTTCTTGGTGCTAGTGGATTTCGTGGCATTCCCCCGGAAAGCATTGCAAACCCGGAAACATTCACCAGCACTCTGAATGGAGTGTTTTATGCTGCCGCAATCAATCTGCACATGCAGAAGCGTCCTGTTCTGAATTGGACGATCATTGAAGAGGTTGAGAATAATAAGTTTTGGCTTAAAGCGGTGCAGGATGCGGCTTCCGAGGCGGGGATGCCAGATTGGCGTGATGGGTTAGCTGCCGCAGATAAATCGATTGTAAGGAATCCTGATGGCGGCCTGGTAATTGGTGAATTTTTGCAAGATATTGCTGACGCTGCTTCCAAAAGGACGGCAACACATATCGGAGGCCGGTTGGCTCGTGCGGAAATATCCCCGCAAGAAGCCAGTGAAGAATTACAGAAGGTTTTGGCTCCAAGGAAAGCCAGGATGCATGGCGTCGAGGTGCATTCGTTTGAGGATCTTTGGAAATACAAGCCCGAGGCTGATCCGAGCGCCTTGCTTGGAGATCGTTGGGTTTGCCAGGGCGGTCAGCTCCTTTTGGTGGGGCAGTCAGGCGTGGGGAAATCTTCGCTAACGGTGCAGGCGGCAATGATGTGGGCGCTAGGGTTGCCATTTTTTGGGATTAAGCCGGAGCGGGCGCTTCGGTCGCTTTTTATTCAAGCGGAAAATGATGTTGGCGACATGGCGGAGATCGTGCAAGGGGTCATGTCCTATGTGGTGGCTTCGGCCAAGATGCCGCAGGGTGATGCCGTTAAGAAGCTCAAGGATAATGTTGTTTTCGTTAGAGTGACGGCACAGACGGGGGAGGCTTTCGTTGAGGTGGTGCGGGAGCTGCTGGAGAAACATGGGCCGATGGATTTGGTTTTCGGCGATCCGCTCCTGTCTTACATTGGGGATGATATTTCACAGCAGGCAGTAACTTCGCATTTTCTTCGTGGGTTGTGCAATCCACTGGCTTTCGAGCACAAGTTTGCCTGGGTGTGGTCACACCATACAGGGAAGCCGCAAAGTGATAGCAAGGGTCGCCAGCATTGGAACGCAAATGATTTCGCTTATATCGGGCTGGGTTCTAGTGAGCTAACAAACTGGGCTCGGGCAATCTGTGTTCTACAGACGACGAAGCACGATGGCATTTTTAAGTTGCTCATGGCAAAGCGAGGGCGCAGGGCAAATATCTGCGACTCGCTTGGGCATCCCACTATTGAAGTAGTGCTTAAACATGCCGACCAAGGATTGCATTGGGAACCGTCAGAGCTTCCAGAAGAGCCTGAGCAAGATCATAACCCTAAACAAAAACATGGGCGGCCTCCTGCGTTGTCGCCTTTACAAGAAGCAGAACTAATTGCCATGCAGCAGTCTTGGCCCAACGGCAAAAGGGGCTTTTATGAAGATGCTGCCAAGAGATTTAAGGTTTCAAGAGACACCATCGAACGATTTTTCACACGACAAAAAAAGGAGCATGAAACAAATGCCGCAAAATAACCGCAAAAAGGCCGCAAAATTTGATTTTTGCGGTGCATGGATGACTGCCGCAAAAATACTGCCGCAAAATCCCCCCTTAAGGGGGGGGATTATTTTGCGGTCAGCTATTTTTCCGGCGTCGTCATTTCCAACCATGAATACCGCAGAAATGTTTTTTGCGGAAAACCACCAACATCCTTCCAAATGAAACTCTACATAGGAATAGACCCCGGCCTGTCCGGCGGTATCGCATTCATCCCAACCCTCGGCGACCCATGGGCGCACAAAATGCCCGAGACCGACCGCGACCTCATCGACCTCATCGGCGATGCCATTTCGCTGGCAGAACCCCGGGCGGTGCTGGAGTTGGTCCACTCCTCGCCGCAGATGGGCGTTAAATCGGCTTTCACCTTCGGCGAGGGGTATGGGCGCTTGCAGGCGGTTCTGACCGCGCTACGCGTCCCCTACGAGCGCGTGCGGCCTCAAGCGTGGCAGAAGGCCATGGGGTGTTTGACCAAGGGCGACAAGAATGTGTCGAAGCGCCGGGCACAGGAGCTTTTCCCGACCCTCAAGGTCACGCACGCCACGGCGGATGCGCTGCTCATCGCGGAATTCAACCGGAGGACGGCACGGCCATGACCTACGACGACAAAGGGTGCCGCGAACTCATGTGCGCCTTCATTCGCCAGACCGTCTTCGATGTCGATGCCAAGACGGATTTTGCGAACAAAAACAAGAACGCCGAGTGGGAACTCCACAAGGCCAGCGCGATCCATTTCATACGCTCCCCGATTTTTGTCTCCCTCTGCCGCACCCTTCGACTCCCTGCCGACAAAATCCAACGCCGAGCCTTCCAATGAACACCTTCACCGCACGCGACGGCGAACCCGCCTACATGCCAGACTTCGACATCGACGCACCCGAGGACATCCTCGCCGATGAACTCGGCACGACGCCCGCCGTGGCCCGCAAGGTCATCGCCATGCTCCAAGCCGCCGAGGTGCGCCAGCAGGCGCTCACGCTTGGCAAGGTCGTCGGGCTTTTGCTCGAAACGAACAACCTGCCGGTCATGGCCAACGCTATCGCCTTCGCGGCGGGCCTCGACCAGTTGAACGGGAAAAAGTCCCAGGCCGAAGTCGCGCGGGAGCTAAAGGTCACACGCGCCCTCGTCTCCCATTATGTCGTCGGGGTTCGGGATTTCCTATCAGGCAAAAGCCAATCCTTCGACTGCACCAAGTTCCGTAAGTCCAACAAGTCGCGCCAGACCTTCAGAGAGAAAGCGACCGATCCATTCACGGCGGCCAAGGCGGCTGCCATCGCCAGATACAAAGCCAGCAACCACATCACCACAAAATGAAACTAATCGACCAAGCCATGTTCACGCTCAATGCGCTGAACCTACCCGACACCCTCACCCCTGCCGAGTGGACGAACATCCACCGCGACATCCTCGTGTGCAAGCGGGCCGCCTCCAAGTGGCTCAGCCAGTCGAGGGACTACAGCACGGCACGCTGGGGCATGGAGTTCTGCGCCGACACCGAGGCTCAACTCGAGCTAGACCTCGGCCTTACATTGACCGAGGAGAAGCCAACCCTTAACCCTGACGACAAGACCAAGGCCATCGTGACCATCGAGGGATTGAGCCAGAAGTTCACCGTGTGGGAGCGCAAGATGAGCGATGACATCGGCAAGTGGGACCGCGACCGGCTCACCCGCGCCCTCGAGCTACTCACGCCTATGGAGACGACAGCGGCACGGATCCGGGGGCTATTGGCATGAAGATATCCACTAAAAAACTGGAAGCCTTAAACAAAGGCAAATCAAGATACAGGGAAAGCTGCATGGAATTATCACAAGCAAAAGGCACTATTGAGCAGTATAAAAATGATTTAGCTGATTCTAAATTAAATAACAACAAACAAAAGACGGCAGAATTAAGGGTGTTAATCAGAGAGCAACGAGCCGTTGTTGAGAAGATTCAAATAAGAAACCATCACGATAAAAGAGATTTACTAGATTTAATCCGAGATTGTGAGACTGAAATACCTGACAGAGTTTTACACACAAAGTCAGACAGCGGCATGGGTCGATTTGATTCTTATGGCGGTATAAGATCAAACATAAGCAATAGGTTTTCTGATTTTGGGTTAGTCAATCCATGACCTGCCCAACCTGTGGCACCGACACCCGCGTCATTGCCACCCGCGAAGGTTACAGGCGCAGACTATGCAAGGCAGGGCATCGGTTCGTCACCATCGAACAGGCGCACGAAACAAAATTCCCATGGCCATCCAAACCCAAGCGCAAACCATTAAAGAAGAAAAAGAAACCAAAGCAAGACGACAAATGGATCGAACGCATCAACGCGAAGCTGGCCGACTCCGATTGAGGGGGGCGGCATGGGAACCCTACCGAAATGGTTCGACCATCGCAGTTTGCCAGTCG